TGTTGGCGGCAGCTACATCGCCGATGCGCCGCCCGGGATCTGGCTCAGCGGGATCAGCCGCGGGTTGGCCAGCCAGCCGCGGGTCCAGACGCCGTTCCAATAGGACGGGGGCGCCATACCGGCATATTTGATCGCCATCGCGTTGCCGAGCACGCCGGCCGAGCAATTCAGCAGATGGTCGATGCATCCGGCGAAGTCCCACATCGCCAGCACATGGTTGTCCCACGCGCTGAAGAAGTCACCATGAAGCGAGCAGCCGCGGCCGGTGCATGCGGCCATGCTGTCGCTGGCGAGGTGCCAGGTCCCGAGGTTCGCGTCGACCGTGAATGCCTCGGCGAGGTGGAATGCGGGAATGACGTAGGGATATCCGGCCGGGCACTTCAGATAGCCCCAACTGCCGTAGCTCGCATAAGCGACGTGGCTGCGGTGATCGGGGCTGTCGAGATTGCGGCCATCCCAGCAATCCGGTGCATCGAGCTCGCCCAGCAGCTGGTTGTAGACCCCGGCCGCGTTCGGCGTCGTCGGGCAGTGCGCCATCGCATCGTCGATCGTCGGGTAATGGCCCTGGGTTGCCGTTGGCCCCGTGCAGTTCCAGTAATGGGCACCAGCGGTCGCGGTCGAAACCGTTGTCGCCAGCATGTTGAAGCCGAAGATGAAGTCGAGCCCGTTGGGGATGGGAACCGCAATGCCCTGGAAGCGCAGGTTGGCGGGATCGACGAACGAGCTGTTGGCCGGCAGGCGCTTGTAATAGATCGCGACGTAATCCGGTCGGACGGCATTGCCCTTGCCGTCGAGCATCAGCGGCACCCAGTAGCCGGAGCGGTTGGGCGCAGGTCCGTCGCCGCCCGTCATGCACGTCGATTGGCCGCCGGCGCGAAGGCTCGCATAGGTGTAGGTCGAGGCGTTGACGCTAGTGTTGCCGTAGAACTGGTGAAGGTGGCTCGCTCCTGGACGCCCAGGATAGACCACCGGATCGTCGGGAAGGATCTGTCCCGGACCGCAAAGGAAGCGGAACGCTCCCACGACGTCGGGCGCCGCGCTCCCCGGGACCGAGAAGCTGCCGACCGTCTGATTGAAGTCGAACTCGGAAGGGATGAACGGCAGGCCGCCAATCGCCTGGTTCGTGCCGTCCGCGCTGTCCGCGCCCGGCGATACCGCGATGATATCCGTTCGCCGAAGCGGCGGCGGGCAAGGCAGGGTGGTCGCGATGACCGTCCCGTCCGGGCATGTCTGGGTGGTCGGAGCGGGCGGCGGCGGTGGAACGGCGCAGGTCTGCGAAGCAAGGATTACCTGGCCGTCGGGGCACGTCTGGCCGGCGGGCTGGATGATGTTCGCGCCGGCGTTGCTGAGCAATGTGCCGTTCAAATAGATGCTGGAGCCGAAGGTGAGCGTCTTGCCCAGCGCGGCCATGTCGACGTGCGTCGGCACATGGACCGTCTGTGTGAGAATGCCGGCCGGCAGCGATACCGAAATGGCCGTGGCGTCGTAATCGGGTCCGGCCTTGGCGCTTCCGTCCTGGGTCCGGAACGTCACCGTCACCGCAGTCGGCGCGCGGGTGCGCTGGATCGTGAATATCTCGCTGTTGCCGGCGTTCGCTGTCCAGCCCGATAGCCCGTAGATCGGGCATTGGGCCGAGCTCGTCGCGGTCGACCCGTCGCGGCACAGGACCGCCGAGGAATAGACAATTGTCGGCGATGCGGCAGCGGCCGGCGAGCCACAGGCCGGCATCCCCATAGCGAGCGCGAGGAGCGCACCGCCGGTCAAATTGGCGAGATGGATCGTGCGCATGTTTCAGCGTCCCTTCTTGTCGCATTCGGGAAAGTCAGGAGCCGCAGCTGGCGGCAGCCCGGCGGCGACGAGCAGCAGCGGCCATGCCTTGATGACGAACGCGATCGCGTCGCAGCGGCCGGCGAGCGCCACGGCCTCGCCGTCGCGCGCATCCGCCGGGCGCGGGCCGAGCTGCGCGGGAAGCGGGGGAAGGTCGCTCACCCTGATCGGCTGAACGGCAACGGGCTTGTCGACGTAGACGATCCGGTCGCTGGGCGCCGCCGGATGCTGATCGCCGCACGCCGCGAGCATGAGCGCCAGGAGGATGATACCGACGATGGCGATCGAACATCCCTGGCGCCCGGCGGCATCGCCCTCCTCGGGCGCGTCCGACATGTTTCCGGCGAACCACCAGCCGACGCCGGTAATGATGACGATGACGGCGATGATGCCGCCAAGCGCGCGCAGCAGCGCGCCGATCGTGACGGGATCGTTCACTGCCATTGCTCCTTCACGGCCTCATTCGGCTCGCAAACAGGCCCTGTGGCCGCGCTGGAGCCTCGCTGAGCAGCGCTGGCGCGGAGCCGCTGTGCAGCAGCCGTTGCCGCGTCGGCGCGCTCTGTGGCAGCTCCCAGGGCCTTGGCGGCGATCTGCTGCTGCTGGGCTGACTTCGCGGACAGGGCTTCGAGCGACGCATTCTGCGCCGCGATCGCTTGGCGCAGCTTCGCCTCGTTCGCCTGCGAGGCCGCGAGGTCGGCGCGCGCGGCATTCAACTGTCCGACGGCGGCAGACAGCTGCGTCTCGACCTTCACACTATGCCGGTGCTGCGACCAGCGGCCGAACGTCTGCCATAGCGCGAACAGCGCGAGCGCGATGGCCATCACGTCCTTCGCATCAAGGCTCCCGAGCCAGGTGAGAAGGCCCTTGCCCATGTCGGCGGCTTTCCCGAGCAGGGTTCCGGCAACGGCCCTGAAGGCGACGCCGGCGACGAGGCCGGTCACGCGGGAATCACCAGGAGCAGCGTCAGGAACAGCAAGCCCAGCGGCTCGAGATTGACGCGCGAGGGAACGCCCGCAGCGGCTCCGGCAAAGCAGAGCACCGCCAGGATGGCGAGGATGGTGTGCAGCATGGGAACTTGCCTTTCAGGCTATCGACGAGGGCTTCGCGAGCTCGGGCGCGTCGGGGTCGAATTGCGGCGCCTGCTCGGGGTCGATCGCGCCGGGAGCGGAGTCGTCCCCATCGGGTGCCGGGTTTCCCTCGCAGATAGGAAAGGCGGCGTGCACGAGTGGCATCGGCGGCGGCCGATCGAAACGGTCGAGCGCGGCCATGATCGCCGCGCCGAGGAGCCCTGCGAGCGCGAGCCTAGCCGCCAGCATTGCCGCTCCCTTCGCCGGCGTCGGTTTGCGTCGCGGCTGCCTGGGCATCTCCCTGGGCCTCAAGGCCGTCCGGCCCGATCTTCAGGGACCGGATCGCGACGAACATGGCGAGGCCGATCACCACGATCAGATGCGCGAGCGACACCTCCTGCGCGAGCGACTTGAAGACGTCGGTCAGCTTGGCCGCGAGCGCCTGCTGCATCGCCCAGATGACGAGCAACGTGAGCGCGGGCCCGGCACCGGCGAAGATCAGGTAGATGAGCGTCTGCCGCCCGGCAAAGCCGAACGGAAACCAGCTGGCGATCGCTCGGAAGGGCGATCCCAGCCAGCGGAAGAAGGCGCCCCAGCGGTTCATGCGGCCATCTCCCTGGCGCGAACTTCGACGCGGCCGACGCGGGCGATCCAGCCCTTGCCGAAGTGCGGGAATGTCGGGAGCTGCTCGAGATAGGCTTCCCGATCGTCGCAAATGGCGTCGAGCAAATCGATCGGATCGCGGGCATTAGCCGCGGCGAGCGTCGCCGGGCCGATGAAACCGTCGGCGGCGACGCCAAGGATCGTCTGCAGGTGCTTGGCGGCTCGGCCGACCCCGCTGTTCACCGCGAAGTCCAGGACGGCATAGTCGACCCCGGCAGGCAGGCTGTCGCCCTGGATCGGTGCCCAATATTGCTGGCCATAGATGGCGCTCTCTTCTGCAGCCGAGATCGAGGCCACCGACTGGAGCGGAAGGCCGAGGCCTTGGCGATAGCGATCGTAGACGGCCTGGGTGACGCCGGCATCGGTCGCGCCGCCGGGATCCTGGGGATCGTCGACCCATCCGCCCTCGTCCTGGAGGACGAACGCCAGGATCGCTGGATAATCCTTGATCATGGATGGGCCTTCCCGGCGTATTGCGGCGGCGGATCGTTGAGCTGCGCCCGCAAGGCCGCGAAGTCCGCCTCGGCAGCTCGGGCGCCAAGGTGCACGTCCCCCGCGGGGCTTTCGGCGAAGGCCAGGCGGAGCGCCGCGCCGGTTCCGCGCAGCGTGTCGTGGTCGGGCTTGCGATTCATCTCAGTTCCCGCGCTGCATCTGTTCGTCCGCTGCGTTGATCACGGCCCGCGCCTGCTCGCGCGCGGCGATCATGGCCGGCGACGGCTTCGGCTCCTGGTCGACCGCGAACAGCAGGATCCGCGCCATGGTGAGGGTGGCGTTCCCGCGGACCAGCGCCTTGTCGAGCTCGTGGCGGAGCAGGTCGACGAGGGCCTCGCGATCCTTGCGCTCGAGGCTGAGGCGCGCGATCTCGGCGACCAGGCGCTCGAGCTCTGCCGCCTCGCGCCGCGCTTCGGCATCCGCGACATGCTCGGCATGCTCGACATTGCCGAAGAACAGCCGCTTCAGCATCTTGCCGGCCCAGGGAAGGCCGGAACCCGAGAGAAAGGCGGCGCCCAGCGCCACGGCCGATGAGTTGGTCATGGACTGGATCTCCCCACTGGACGCGCTCCCCACGCGCCGGGCTGCATCGTTTCGGATTGGGACAAAGGAGCGGCGGAGCTTTGCGCCGCGGTTAAACTTGCGTTAGTTTCGCGCCCGCTCGGGGCAGGAGGGCGTGATGTTCACAGCGATTGCGGCCGCGGCGGCGCTTCCCGTCGTCCTGGGGCTTCAACTCGGAGCGCCCGTTCCAGCCGGTGGTACGCACGATGAGGCCGGAAAGCATTAGCGCCACTCAAATTCGCCCGATGGCGACCGCATTGCTTGTCGTCGCTGCCATCATCGTATGGGCATATCCGTTCGCAACGATCGTGCCGTACGACTATTGGCACGCGCTGCTGCCATGGTGGCGCCAGATTGTGGCCACCGGCCGTATACGCGCCTTCGCTACGCCGATCGGCAATTACACGCCGCCCTACCTCTACCTCCTCAGCGCCACAACGTTGCTTGATGACCTTCTGCCGCCACTGATCGCGCTGAAGCTCCTCAGCACGGCGGGTGCCGCGTGGCTGGTCTTCGCACTCTATCGGCTGCTCAGGGCCTGCGGCGCTCGCCATCCGGCCGAGGGCGCGGTCGTGTCGCTCATTCTCCCGACGCTCATCATCAATGTGCCGGTGCTCGCGCAAGCCGACACTTTCTGGCTGGCACCTTGCGTCCTCGCCGTTTCAGCGTCGATACGGCGAAAAGCGTTGGCCATGGTGCTCTACGCGAGCCTCGCCTTCGCGGTGAAAGCTCAGGCGATCTTCCTCGCGCCGTTCGTCCTGTCGGCGCTGCTCGCCAACCGTGCGCCGTGGTGGCTATGGCTATTGCCGATCCCCGTCTATTGCGCCGCGATGTTACCGGCGTGGCTGGCAGGTTGGCCGGCCTCCGACCTTCTCACCGTATATGTCCGGCAAACGCAATGGCATTACGCGAGCGGTCTTACGTTCGTCAGCGACGCCGCAAATCCTTGGGCCGCACTCCGGTTCCTGGACTATGCTTTCGCGATCCGCATCTTCTGGGCCGGCTACGCCGCAGCCGCGCTCGCCGCAGCGCTGTTCGTTTGGCGTTTTTCGAAGCCGATGCGGACCCCGCAGGCGCTCGCCGCAGCAACTCTATCGGCGGCGATCATCCCATTTTTCTTGCCCGGGATGCACGAGCGCTTCTTCGCGCTCGCTGAGATTCTCTCGTTTGCGTTGGCGTGGACGCGACCCAAAAGAAGGACAGTGTTCGCCGCCATCGGGTTGCAGTTCTCCCTCATCGCCGCCTTCGCCGGATGGAAACTTGGCATGCCGCTGCTCTCCTCCTTCGCGTGGCTCTTCAGCGGAGCGGCGATGCTGCTGCTTGCAGGTTCAGGAAACGCGCCGGAACATGACGTCTGTGAAGTGATTGTTGACACCCGTCTGACCGATATTCACGCCGAGGCCGTTGGATGATACCGAGAGCTGGTGATAGGACTGCACGGCCACGTTCTTCTGCGCGGCGAGTGTGAAGCGGCCCATGACCATGGTTCGCTTTTCCATATTGGCGACGTTGTTCCAGTCGGTATTGCCGAGGATGATTACGGCGGAATCCGTCACATTGTAGAGCCGGATCGCTGACGAATAGCCTGCCGACCCCGAAAAGACCGGTGCGGTCGCCATGACATCGTAAGTCCCTGCAGGAAGCGTGATCTCGCTCGTGTTCGCCGTATGCGTCCCCGACTGCGAACCGCTCGTGTTCACGGCCGTGCCGCCCGGCGTCGTTGCAACGGTGAACGTGTTGGCCGTCGGCGACAGGACATAATAGATCGTCCCGACGCTCAGCCCGGTCGGCAACGCGCCGGTTGTCGTGAACATGACGGCCGAGCCGGCGGTGAGGCCGTGGCTCGTCCACGTGATGACCGCTGGCGAAGCTATGCTGATGGTGACGGTGCTTGAGGCTCGCTGAGCCCCGGAGATCGATCCGACCTGAGTCGTGTTGACGATACGCGGAAGCCACGTCGTCGCGATCGAGCTGCCGCCGGCCGTTCCGACCGGCTCCTCTTCATAGACGTGGAGGACGCCCAAGTCGCCGCTTCCGCCGCCACCGCCCGACGGCGCGGCCCAGGTCCCGTCTGCCCGCAAGAAGTTGGACGTCCCTCCGCCGGACGCCGGTACCGCCCCCGGCTGCGTCGAGGTGAACGGGGCGCTGGTCGCCAGCCCGATCGCGGCGCCATTGGTATAAACCGTCGCCGCGCTGCCCTGAGCGACCACGACCGACCCGGACGGCGACGTCGGGCACGCCTGCAGGGTCAGCGTGAACGCGCCGGTCGTGTTGTTGACGATGGTGTAGCGGCTGTTGAACGCCGCCGCGGAACCTGTGCCGAGATTGACCGTTGCGTTGCTGGTCAGCGTGCCGGAAACGACGATGATCCCGGCTTCGCACTGGGTGGCCGAGAGGTTGGTCGTTCCTCCGGTTGTCGAGACCGAGACGAGGCCGACGCCCGAACCGATGGGATCCCAGCTCGTACCGTTGTCGCGGAATATCCAGAACGTGTCGGTCTCGACGTATACCGCGCCGGCGTTTCCGGCCGACGGGCGCGAGGCGTGCGTTCCTTCCTGAAGGCTCGGGGCGCCGCCCTGGTTCGCGACATAGGCAGAATTTGGTCCCGCCGTCGTGATGTTGATCGGGCCTTCTGGCGTCGCCGATGCACCGACCGCATTGACCGCGACGATGTAATAGGTCCGCGCCTGGTTGAACGGCAGGCCGACGTCGGTCCAGGTCAGCCCCGAGACCGTCGCGAGGAGCGTGCACGAGCCGAACGCGACGCTCGTGCCGTTCGCGCCGAAAATCTCGTAGCTCTTGACGTTGTCGGACGCCGGGTTGGCGCTCCACGAGAGGGTGACGGTTGCCATTACGCCCTACGATGAGGAGACGGCGACGCCGCCCGATGGAGTGCCGGGACCGCCGCCAGCGCCGCTGCCGTAGCCGGCGCCGGTCGGCGTGTAGGTATAGGCGGTGACCGTCGAGATGTCCTGCGCCGCCTGTCCGTAGATGTTGAAGCTGACGAACTTGAGATAGATCGTGCCGCCGATGTACGAGGTTGGCAGCTCGTACCTGAGCAGCGTGGTCGCGTTCGCCTGAAGGTCGATCCGGGTGAAGAGGTCGTTGGTCGAGTGAGCCGCAGGAGCGGTGCCATAGAGTCCGCGACGCAGATAGGTGAGGTTGTCCGTGTAGGTGCCGGTCGCGCTGACTGCGCCATAGGCGATCAGTTCGCCGAGCGTCGGCAGCACGACGCCGGAGGCCGGTGCCGAGAGATAGGCGAGCGAGCGGAACGCGTCGGCATCGGCGTGAGTCACTGGATTGAGGACGCCCGCACTCTCGGTCAGGTCGACGCTCAGCGTGTCGGTCGTGTCCGGGTCCGCGTGGCTGGCGAGCGACGCGGTGAGTACGCCCTGCCGCGCCGGGCCGATCAGCGTCCCGATCGAAACGTAGGTGGTCCCATCGAAGCTGACGAAGACCTGCGCGCCGCCCCAGTATTGGCCGCCAGACGCCGCGATCCAGACTTCCGCGACGCCGTTGGTCAGGTTCGAATTGGGCTCGAAGACGCACGGCGTGTTGACGTTGCCGGGCGCGACGAGGTTGTTGAACGTGTTCGGCGTCGAGGGCTGCGGCGTCGAATTGTTGGGCGTCCCGGTCGTGGCGTTGCCGAAGAATTCTTCCGCGGTGATCGCGAGCTTGTAGTCGGCGCTCTCGTCGACCGTCTTCACGCGGACGGGGAGTTGGGTGATCGCCGCATTGTTGGGGTCGGTGATGGTGACGATGTCGCCCGGCTCGAGCCGGATGAACTTGTAGGGCAGCGTGAACGAATAGGTGTTGCGCTGGAATGCCGCGCGCTGGCCGATCAGGTCGGCGACGATCGTCCCGACCGCGGCGGACGCGATCTCGTCGGCCTGCTGCGTCGAATTGTCGCGCAAGCCATATTGGTCGAACAGCGTCTGGTCGCGGTACTCGATCGGGTTCGAATTGTAGCCGAGCGCGCGGTCGGTGATCTGGATGACGGTCCGGTTCGGAGCGTCGGCTGGGTCGATCCGCTGGACCTTGATCGGCGGTGTGCCGATGAAGTCGGCGATGGTGAGGTCGTACTGGACGGTGGTGAGCGGCGTATAGGTCGCGCTGTTCCCCGTAACTGGCGAATCCCCGAGCGGCACGAGCCGGAGCTGGTCGGCGCTCCAGAAGATCCAGCTGTTCGACAGAATCGCCCAGCGGTCGATGATGTCGGTCGCCTTCTCCTGGCTGATGAGCGCGGGCGAGAAGAACAGGCCCTGGGCCTGCTGGTAGGTTTTGAAGAAAGCGAGGTCGGACGCATTGATGTCGCCCGACGCGAGCCCCATCCCGTAGATCGTGTTGGTCAGGAAATCCGGGATGATGTCGCCGAAATTGCAATCTGGCGTTCCCGGCATGGTGCCGGATAGATTGGCGACGACCTCGACGTCGATCTGCGGGAGCGCCGATGACGATCCGAGGTTGAGCGAGGATGCCGCGAGATAGGCCGTGTGAGCGTAGGACAGCGCCTGGCTGGGGTGCTTCGAGCTGACGTACGACCACGGCGTCTGTGTCGCCGAGCCGCCGAACAGCGTGAGGCCGACCGCCGAGAGGCTGGTGACGGCCTGGTTCTGCCAGACGTTGCCGATCGAGGAGACGACGCCTTCGCAAAGGCCGAGGATCACCGCGACGGTGTAGGTGTAGGAGGTCGACCCCTTGCCGCCGCCCTTGCCGCCGCCCTTGCCGCTGTCCTGGCTGTGGGCGGTGAAGTCGTTCTGCCAGATGAGGTTCCACGCGAGCCGCCGCTTGCCCCAGACGATGGGGATCGGGACGTTCAGCGCCGAGGTCTGGACCTGCAGTCCGGTGTACTTGGTGACCTGCGTGTTGTTGGTGCCGAGGAGACCGCTCATCGCCGAGCGTCCATCTTGGCGAGTAGCTGCTGTGCTCGGTCGCGGTCAGGATTGGGCTGACAGGCGAGCGACAGCAGTAAGTAGCGACGCGCCTGCCGGGTCCACAGACCGTTTTGCTTGTAAGGTCGAGAGCCCGGCGATCCCGAGAGCCGGCCTTTGTCCATGCGATCGTCATCGAACTCGCGACCGGTGATCGGGCATCGGTCGCTCGTCATCGCCGCACCTCGAAGCATTTGCGCCGGCGCGGCTTGCCGTCCGCCGTGAACGCGAGCTCGGTCTCGTCGAGGCGCGCGACCTGGACGATGCCGCTGCGCACCCAGGCGTGAACGACCTCTTCGGAATTGATCAGGATTCCGCCGTGCGAAAAGCAGAGGCCGAAGCGCCACACGATATTGTCGGCGACGCGCGGGCGATCGACCTCGATTCCGCCGAGGCGGTCGCGAATCCAGCCGAGGAACTTCTCCTCGCGCTGGTGGAGCATCCACGCGCTCGGATAGGGCCTCGGGTCGAATGGCGGGATACGTCCGGTGTCGACGTTCGCCCTGACCATCAGCATCGCGCAATCGACGCAGCCGTTCGGGCCCTTGACGTCGGCGCAGTTCTTGAACGGCGTCCCGACCCACGACATGGCTTCGATGATGACCGCCGCGCGGCTCCTCGCCTCTGCCTTGGTCTCGAACGGATGTTCCTCGGTCGCGCCGGACGCGCGGCGGATCATCACCGACTTGCCGTCGGTCCAGGTCTCCTGGTGCTGCATGGGCTTGCCTAGACGGCGCTGTCGGCGGGCGGCACGTACGGGAAGCCGCGCCAGTTCTGGGTGTTGCTCCTTGCCGTGCAGTCCTGGCCGGAGCCGCTGCTCCGCTGCTTGTCGCAGCCCTCGAACGCGGTGAAGGCGTCGCCCGCGAGCGGATAGCCGATCAGCGGATGGGTGAGCGTGAGCCCGGTCGAATCCGCCGAGCGAACCGTCCGCGCCTGGCCCGCGCAATCGCCGGACGTGAAGGTGACCGTCCCGTAGCGATAGCGCCCGGGGTTCGATGGCGCTGACGTCCACGGAATGAACGTCCTTGTTGGCGTCGGCGTGCTACTCCCGACCGTGTAGGAAGTCGTATAGGCCGCGCGGTTGAGCGTGCAGCCCGCGTCGCAGAAGGCGTGCTCGCAGCCGAGCTGATAGAGGTTGCGCGGCGCATATTGATCGAGAAGGTTGACCTTGCCCTTGACGTTGATCGTCGCCTGGTTGCCGACGATCTCCATGTCCGCGACCCTGCCGCCGAACAGCCGGATGCCGGGGAATACGGCGCCGATCGACACGAGCGCCAAATCCTGATGCGCCTGGCTGAGCGCGGCGGTTGCGCCGCCGTAAAAGAAATAGTTCCCGGAATGCGCCGGATCGCCGGGCGAGCCGGGAGTTGCTGCGGGTGAGCCGATGTCGGTCGTCCAGCCCGTCATGCTCGCGGATTCCGCGCCGGGGTTGGTGATCGTTAGGGAGGTCGAGCCGAGGTTGAACGTCACATCGTCGATGCGCCCGTCGTTGCTCGTGCCCGTCCGCCGCACCATCTGCATGTAGATGCGAAAGGTCGCGCTGCCAGCTGGGGCGACGACGTTCAACGAGCGCGCCGTCCACATGCCGGACGGGGTCGCGATGACCGGAGCCCATTTTGTGACGCCAAGCTGAGCGCCGGTGTGGTCGAAGAAGGCGACGCCCATCGTCGCCTCGTCGTTCAAACCTTGTTCGAACGTCCCTTGCCACCAGCCAAGGGAGACCAGCGCATTGTAGGCGAGCACGGTCGTGCCGGCGATCGTCGTCGTGATCGCGTCGCTGAGCGAAACCGCGCCGTTCGACCCCACGTTCCCAGCCGCGAAGAACACGCGGTCGAGCGTCATGGCGGCACCGTCGAACAGGCCGTTCGTCAGTTGGCCCTTGATGTCGGTCCCGCCGGCGAAGCCGTCGTCGAGCGCGCGCAGAAACACCTCGAGCGTCGGCACCTGCATGGTGTTCGCGATGCTCCAGCGCGATCGCTCCAGCCAGGGCTTGCGCGAACCCCAGGTGTTGCCCTCGACCGTGATGTCGCGGTCGTAGCCGGTCCAGCGGTAGACCGCGCCGTTGAGGAGCGTGAAGGTGAAGAGGTCCGCCGAGCGCAAGTTGGGTGGCGGCGACGCGAGCAGCGCCGCGGTGACCGGAGAGCAGGCCCTCACGCGCCAGGCCTGCAGCTGTGGATGGTGACCTTCTGCATCGACCACAGGTTCGACATGAACTCGTCGAATTCCTCGGCATCGTCCGGGAACTTGCAATAGTACCAATAGGACATGTCGCAGGTGATCGCGTGACCCGAGACCGGCGCGGTCGTGAAATTGACCATCTGCGCACAGGGTGTCGACTGGTCGAGTGTATAGTCCGTGCCGAGCGTCTTCAGGACACCGTTGTCGTAGACGTTGAGGCCGACGCTGTTAACGTAGCCAATCGGCTCCGTTCCGGCGAATCCCCCGGCGCCGAACGTGCGGACCAGCGTGAAGGTCGTAGTCGCGCCGTCGCCGGTGCCGATGTTCTGCCCGGTGACCGCATTGTCGACCGGGTTGGAGAACAGGAACCGGCCGGGCGTGCCCGCGATCTGAAGCACGAATCCCATCAGCGTCTTGAACTCGTCCGCCGGAGGCGCGGGCGTGAACGCGCTCCCCCTCAGAAACTCGTATTGCAGCTCGAAGTCGTGGAGCGGATATTCGGCAAGCGCGAGGTCGATGTCCGCGCCGGACGCGGTCGTCTGGGCGCCCATGTTGTAGAAGCGCGGGGTCCATTTCACCGGAAAGGTGAGGCCCTTCAGTGTCGGATAAACCGGCAGCGTCATCTAGCGCCTCACGCGGGTTTGAGCTTCAGCTTTCCGTCCCTCACCGCTCGGTTGATGAACGAGAGGAGATCGCCGCCGCCGGTGGCGAGCAACGACTTGAGGTCGAGGCGCTCGCGCTCGTGGATATGCGGACCATAGTGAAGGTGGACGTCGCTGCGACCGCCTTCCCCTGCGCCCATCGCCAGCACCTGCATCAGCTGGCGGTTGTCGGCCTTGGGGATGATGCGCTCGCCTTCGTGGATCTGCGCGACCATGTCATGCGGCAGGTAGTTCGTGCCGGTGTCGAGCGCGGCCATGGATTCGTAGGCCGCCGCTGCCGCCGCCATGGATGCGCCGAACGCCGGGGCGCCCATGTCGATCGGCCACGGTGCCGCGGCAAACGAAGCTGTTCCGGCCGCGCCCGCAACGCCGGCGTATGAAGTGACCAATCCGATGTTCGTCGCGATCTGCGTCGCAGCGGCCGCGGCGTTCGCCGCGTCCTCCGCTGCGGCGCGCGTTGCCGCTCCGGCCGTCGTCGCTCCCGTTTTTTCGGCTTCCGCGCCGGTGTGCGTCGCAACGCTGATGCCGAGGAGCGACAGCAGCTTGGCGAAGAAACCGCTGTTCTCGACCGCGGCGCGGGTGGTCGCGCCGGCCGTCGTCGCGCCTGTCTTAGCGGTCTCCGCGGTCGCATGAACCGCCGTCGAGGTGGTTTCAAGCGCCGTGGTCTTCGCTGTTGCCGCTGTATCGACAGCCGTTCGCGTCGCGGTTCCCGCCGTCGTCGATGCGGTCTTTGCCGCTTCCGACGCGGCATGCGCCGCGTTCTGCGCCGCGAGTTGCGCCCGCTGCGCTGACGTCATGAAGACGTGCTCTACGACCCACTTCGTGGCCATCTTGTCGAGCTGCTGCTCGACGGTAGTGACGAGCGACTGGTAGACACCGATCACCGCCTGCTGCCAAGTCTTCGTCTTCGAGACGATGCCGTCGAGACCCGAGACCGTCGCGCTGACCGTGCCGCTGACATAGCCGGAATAGGCGTTCTCGACCGCGATGATGTCGGCGATCTGTTGCTCGGACGATTTCGCCTGCAGAAGCGCGATCTGGTCGTAGAACGCCTTCGTGGCGTCGAGCTCGTCCTTGAGCGCGTTCTTGTAGCGCTCGTCGTCCTTGCCCCATGCGGCGAGCGCCTTGGCAAGCCCTTGCTGACGAAGAGTGTCTTCGGCGTTGAACACCGCCGTGGCGTCGGCGATCTCGTCCTGCGCGAGCTGGTGGTGAATATCGCCAAGCCGAGCCGCGGCTTGGACCTCGCCGAGGATCGTCCCGTCCGACTGCTCCTTGACCAGGTCTTCCTGGATTTTCGCGTCGGTCTGGCGAAGCTGGTTCATCGCCGAGAGGTGAGCCTTCAGGGCCGCGATGGACTTGGACTGCCCGCTCAGCTCCGCCTGGATCATCGCGTCTTCGTGCTGACGCATCTCCGATTCCATCTGGCGGTGGGCGTCCTTGTATTCGGTCGATTCCTCCGTGAATTTGGATTTGATGAAGGCGAGCTTCGCCTCCCAGTCCGACTGGAACTTCTTGAAGTTGTTGCGGTCCGCCTCGAGGCCGTCGTTCAGGTCCGCGAGTTTCTCGTCATAGGCCTTGTGCGCCAGCGTCTTCTCGGCATCGTAAATCTTCGACTGGATGTCGCGCCAGTCCTTCGATCCTTTCTTTACGAGGTCGAGCTTCGACTGCCAGAACTTGAGCTCGCTCTCGGTCTCGTCGGCGAAGAAGTTGTTGCTGTCGACTTCCTGCTGATGAAGCGCCTCTTCCCAGATGGCGACCTGATCGTCCGCCGCCTTCTTCGTGCGGCCCGACCCCGTGCGTGCTCCGGCCACATCGCCCTTGCCGGCGGCTAGAGCCTTGGCGTCGGCGTCGCTCTCGACTTTGCCTGCTTCCTCAAGGAGCGCCTTCTGCTCGGTCAAATCGGCGACGAGCTGCTTGTTGTGCTTATGCCGCGCCTCGGCGATTTCGACGTCGAGCTTGTCCGCCGCAATCTTCTTCTGGACCGGCGTCATGTAGGTATTGACGGCGTGGGTGTAGTCTTCGATCGCCTGGCGGTCGCGAGCGAGGACGTCCGCGCTTTCGCGGCCCTGCTGGACGAGCCGCGTATCGGCCGCCAGCGCATTCTGCGCATCGTGGAGCTTGCCGATCAGCTCCGTCTTCTTGGCGATCGCTTCGCCTTCCGGCGTCGAGTTAAACGCTGCCGCGCCCTTGCCGGACAGTTCGTTGAGATGCGCCTGAGCCTGCGCCAGCCGCTCGGTCGCCGCCGCCGCACCGCGGGCCTTCTGATCCAATACACCGAACGCGAGTCCGCTGCCGGGGAGCAGCGAGTCCATGATCGAAAGCCCGATGTTGACCTTGCCGATCCATCCCCAGAGATTGCTCAGGGAGTTGACCATCTGGCCCCAGATGCCGATCGAGCCAACGCCGGCGCGGTTCGCCTCGTCCTCGCGCTCCTTGAGAGCGCCCATGAGAATCGCGAGCGCCTTCTCCTTGTCGCCAAGTTCGGTCAGGCGCTGGATTTGCTCGATCTGGTCGCCGTTGAGGATGCCGAGCTGGTCGTGAAGCTCTTTCGCGCCCCTGACGGGCTCCTCCATCGCCTTCGCCAGCGTTTCTTGCGCTTTGGCGAACTTCACGCCGGTGAGGTCGGCATAGGTCTGGACGCTGCCTGCGAGTTGCTTGATCGCGTCCTCGGACTTGACCCCGGCGGCGGCGAACGCCTCTGCGGCCTTGGTCGATTCAGAGATCGACTGCCCGGACCATTCGGCGGCGGCGCGTCCCGCTGCCTCGAGCTGATCGGACGTGAGGCCCGACTGAGCGCCCAGACCAATCGAGGTCGCAATCAGCCTCTTCTGCGCTTCCTCATATTTGGCATGCGCGAGCACGGCCAGGCCGATCACGGCAACCGTGCCGAGGATCGCCGCGCCTTCCGCCGAGGTCGCGAACGCCACGGCCTTGGCAACATTCGCCTGTCCCGCGAGCTGCTGGGTCAGGATCATCGACGATCCCGCCATGCGGGTGAACCGGCCCTGCAGCGCCTCGTGGACCAGCACCAGGCTCTCGTAAGCGGCGCGGCTGTTAACGGTCGCCGTGGTGTTAGCGGCCCTCGCGGCGGTGTCGACAACCGTTGCCGCGGTATCCTGGGCCGTCGCAACGGCATCGGCCTGCTTCGCCGCGGCGAGCCCCAGCATCTCCGGCGTGATCGCCTTGAGATTGCCGCCGGTGGCTGCCATCGCGGCGGCCATGCTTTTTGCCGATGCGTCGAAACCCGCACTGAGGCCGCCCATCGCAGCCTTGGCTTCGTTCGCCGAAGCCGCGACGCTCGGATCGACCGAGCCGGTGATCCTGATCTCGACGCTGCCGTCCGAGTTGGCCATGCGCGCTCCTCAAACCTCGCAGTCGGCTTCGTCGAACACGACCTCGCCGATGTCCTCGTCCTCGGCGTCGTCGCCGGGAGCCTCATGGCCGAAATAGGCCGCGAGCCACGCATCGGCCGGCGGCTGCTCGATCAGCTCGCGCTGCCAGATTTCGCGCCAGTCCTGCAGCGTGCCGTGGTCCAGCCAATAGTCCTTCGTCTGCCCGAAGTAGCGGACCAGCCGAGCCAGAATGCGGTTGAAGTCTACGTCTGGAGCGTCTCCGGTCTCTTCGCTTCCCCCAGCTCTTCCCGACCCTCCATGATGGCCGCGATCTCTTCAGCCGTGGGCGGAATCCAGCCGCCGGTCTGGTAGCGAATCTGGATGAAGGCACCGATCAGCTCGCCGGGCGAGACCGCCCAGCCGTCGAATTCCTCGCGCTTGAGGTCAGGGTTCGCGGCCTCGGCCGCGAGGAAGCAGAGCTCGACCAGATCGTCGATCTCGTCGCCAGAGCAGTCGATGCACTCGCTCGACCCGCTCGCCGCCGCGATGCGCCTGGGAAGGTCGTTCGCCGTGAGCTTGCGGCAGAGTTTGTAGGCCGGGATGCCCTGCCGCAGCGGCAACGGCGGGACGTCGATCGTCTGGCCGGCAAGAATGATCGGTCTCGTGTCGGTCATCGGGCACTCACCTCAAGGTTGATCGACGGATTGCGGCCCTTCGCCTCCTGCATGACATGCGGGTCGTCGAGCGCGCCGATATAGATCTTGCCGATGACAAGGCTGGTCCCGAGGTAGATGTCACTGAGGCGCCCGAGGGTCTCGAGCAGGGCGAGCCTGTTCCAGGTGATTTCGGCCAAGGTCGAGCAGCCGAGCGGCGGCAGGGGGCACGGCCTTCCGAGCGGTTCCTTCTCGGTCGGCTTGGCCCGCCTGCTGAAGCGATATTCCGTGATCTTCTTCGCCACAAACCGAACATCGTCCATGACCTCCTTCTCGCTCTTGCGGAAGGCGGACATGACCTGCTGGATCGGAACGCCGTTGGCGACGTTCGTGAAGACCAGGCGACGCTCCTCGCCCAACTGCTCAACCCTGGACATCATGCGATTACGCCGCCTGCGAAAAGGCGAAGGTTCCGAGCGTGTCGGTCGCGTCGGTCGCGGCCATGTAGCCGAACGTCGGCTTCACATAGTCGCCCTGCTTGGTGGCGATGCCGGCGTCGCTCGCGATGCAGTTGTTGAGCGTGAGCACGTCCTGGTCGGTGCCGTAGGGGAACACCGAGACGCCGGTGAACGCGCCGGCCGGGCCCTGCAGCGAGTTCGTCATCGTCATCTTCTCGCCCGTCGTGATCGTGTACAGGTAGCTGATCACGACATTGAGGTTCGCGTCGGCGGCCGCGAAAGTATAGACGCCGGCCGCGACGCTGTACTGCCCGGCCGCGGGCGAGCTAGCGACCCGCGTCATGACGGTGCCGTCGGCCGCTTTCATGACGCCGAGATCGGTCGTCCACGTCGCGCTGTTGGCGACCGTGATGATGTACGTCGAGACGCCGGGAACGGTGCCTGCTTCACGCTCCTGCTCGACGATGGAGCCGGTGTTGCTGCCGATATTGAACATGAGGTCGGCGAACACGCGCGCGTTCTGGGCGCCGTAGGTGACCTTGCCGGTCACCGAGATTTCGCCCTGGGCGACGGCGACCGGGAACTTGTTCTCGCCGACGAGGGTCTTGGTCGCGATCTTGAAGTCGATGCTGTTGTCCTGCGGCACGTAGAAGCGCGAGGGCGTCGGGTTCGAGACGTTGTTGATCCCGAAGAACCGGCCCGCGCCGAAAATCTTCTTGCCGGTCATGCTGTTGGCCATGGTGGCTACTCCTCAAGAGGTGTGGGAAAAGGCGGCTCGAAACGGCCGCGGCGTTGCGAAAATTTCAGGCGGTGAGCCGCTCGGCGGTCCCGGCCGCATCCCAGATTTCGGGCCACTGCCGGTCGGTCGTGTGCTCGGCGTAGAAGGGCCACGCGATCGTCGCCGGAGCGATTTCGAGCGCAGGGCGTTCGAAGTGCCCGGAAAGCCGCTCGCCGACCGTTGGGCGGAACATCAGTCCGCGTTTGGGTTGATCGCTGAGCCGATGGCGAATGTCGGCCGGCTCGTGGTTGCGCTCGAAGATGCGTCCGGGCATCGAGCCCATGCGCACTAGGTCACCGGCAACGGGATTGGGCGTCGTCAGCCAGAATTTCCCTGGCTTGGCCGCCGAGGCAAGGCTCGATTGGCCGCGGCGCAGAAGATCGATCAGGTCGCCCGGGTGGATGCAGCCGCACCATGAGCAGATGCGGAAGTGCGAGATCGCGTAGATTTCTCCGCTGTAGGATCGGCAGACCCACGCCGGATGGTGGCCAACGAGCGCGCGCGCCCGTTTATGCACGCGAGCCGGAGGCGTCGTGAATGCGGGGCACTCGGCCATCGACGGCCTCCCTCACGCATGACTAACAGGCGTGGAGCCTTCACGTCGCCAGCATCAGGCTGCGGGCGGCTCGGCCGGCGCTTCCGCCTGCGGCTCGGGAGCGGGCGCAGGCGGCGCGACGCTCGCGATGTCGTCATGGAGCGGCTGAGCGATTGCCGTCGCCGCATCGTCGGCGGCGTCGAGCTGCTGCTGGAGCGCCTGGTTCTCGCTCGTCAGGTTGGCAATCTGTCCAGCGGCGCCCTGGTTGGCGGCCTGAAGGCGCGCGAACGCGGCGCGGGCGTCGTCCACGAGCGCCTGGAGTTTCTTGAATGCCATGAGGATCATCCTTTCGTCGATGGAGATTTTCGGTTTACGACCGACGCACGCGAGCGCCGCGGCGTGGCCGCGCCAGAGGATCAGCGCGAGGCGCATGGACGGTGCTCCTCGGCTCAGGCCGCGGACTTCGCCTTCGCGTCCGGTTGCGGTTTCTCTTCCGCCTCCGCAGGCTGCTCTACCTCGGGCTGAGGCGCCGCAGCGGGCTTGACGCCGAACAGCCCGGCAATGCGTTCCTTGAGGCTAGAACGCGCTGCGTAGGCCTGGTTGTAGCTCTCGACGTCGTGCGAGATCGGCGGCCGCTGAAGATGCTCGGCGAACCACGCGTCGACCTCGCTGAAAATGTCCTCGAGGGATGGTGTTGAAGGCATCGATTGCTCCTTCATGAAGGGAGGATGAGCTGGAACGGCACGTAAGCGACCGCCTGGCGCACGTCCGGGCTCAGGTTGTTGTTGCCGAGGTTCTTGACCGAGAGGCCGACCAGCTGCGCCTCGTTGATGAAATCGCCCAGTCCGAGAAGATCGCCGTCGGTCGGCGCCAGTGCGCTTGTCAGCGTGTCGAGCAGCGGATTGAGGATCGTCGCCGCGGCCGTGCCCTTGGGCGACGTGCAGCCGACGTGAAAATAGACTGTCCAGACGTTGCGGACGAGCCCGACGCCACTGGAGCGATATTCCTCCATCGCCTCGTCCATGAAGAGGACGGGCTGGAGCTCGGGCGGCACGCGCTGGACCTCGATCACCTCCCGACTGATGAGGTTGAACGGCTGCTGCGCTGTCGGCACGCCGGGAGCGGCGGTGACACCCTGCGAATTGGCCTCGCCGTCGGGCGAACCTGCAACCGCTCCGGGCGCGAGCAGAGGCATCACCTTTGCGAGGAGCGCCTCGTAGACGGTCTCGCGGGCAACGATCATTCGGCGGCAATCGCGAAGCTCTCGCTCAGCGCCTCATTGACCACGTCCCGAATACCGCCCTCGACGGGAGCGCGCTGCTGGACCAGTGCCAGGCGCATGTACGATCGCTCAGGAATCCTCGAACCGGGGTGATTGACGCGCTTGGCGAAGATCAGCCCATTGGAGCCGCCGCCGCTGGAGAGGCCCATCGATCCCGGCGCCATGAACGCCAGCACGCGGGCGGTTACCGGCTCGATCACGTGCGGGGCAGTCTGGCCCCCATATTCCTGGATCGCCGCATAAGGGAGCGTGTCGATGAACACGCGACCGGTGACCGATCCGACTTCCTCGATCGTCTCGGCCTGCACCGCCTGCGGGAACTCGCCGCCGCGAACGCGGAAGCGCATGAAGATGTTGGACCTGACCTGGTCGCGCAGGCCGAGCGTGAACCGGGCGAAGAATACCCGCAGCTTGTCCTGAAGCGCCGGGGAGATCGCATCCAGCCTCGCGCCGAGGTTGGTGAGGCCGACGAGCTGAACCTGAACGTCAGACATCGTCGCCCGTTTCGTCGCTGGTCGATGGGAGTGGCGTGCCCTCGTTGCCGACGGGCGCGACCGGCAGATAATTGTCGTCCATGCTGACCGTGAAGGCCGGCTGGACGCGATCGGTATCCTGTTCGTTGGTGACCTTGTCGGCGATCGAGATGCCGCCGGCGTAAGGCATCGCGCCGCCGCGAACCGCCGCCTTGAGGTCGTACTCGTTCGCTCTCGCGGCGTAAGCCTTGGCACGGGCAGAGAGGACGGTGCGCAGATCCTTGTCGACCGTGTCCGCCTCGCGGCTCAGCCTTGAGGAGATCGAGCGGCACACCATTGCGGCGGCACCCCAGATCGAGGGCCGCTGCGTCAGGGCGAAATTGATCTCCTCGTCCTGGACCTGAGGATCGGTCTGCTTGGTGTCGCCGACGATCAGGCGCACCTGCATCATCGGCGACGTCTCAAGCTGCGACGGATTGTAGGACCAGGACAATGGAGCAGGCCTTACGCGCTCAGGTTCCGAAGCCAGTTGGTGCCGGCGCCGACACCCTCGGAGACGTAGAACGCGTGCTTGCCGGCGGGCTGGGAAACCCCGGTGGCCGTTGCAACGCCGTTGATCGTGTCGGTTCCCGACCCGAACACCTGCATGGCATTCGCGCCGTTGTTGGCGACGACAATGATCTGTCCTGGAATTGTCGGGGGCGGCAACTTGACCGAGTCCGCAGCCGTGGCGACGGTCCCGACGTCATTGATGTTTGCGGTGAGAAGCGTCGCACTCGCCTGGCCGCCGCCGGCGTGCGCGGTGATGCCGGTTACCGGCGTCCCGAGTGCGAGCGGCCCGATCGCCTCGAGCCTCTTGGTGGCGATACCGCCGTCGAAACGTTGCATTGCCATGGGATTGCTACTCCTGGTTCGAGGCGGAGGCGGCGATCGCTTCCGCTTCCTGCCTGGTGACGGGCTCTGGCGTCAGGCGGCGTCCTTCGACGACGATCCATTTGCCGAAGCCGAGGTTGACGGGGATCCGCTCGGCCACGAACGTCAGCGGCCCATCGGCCGGAGGCGCCGGCCAAAGCTCGATCTTGCCGGTATTGATGAGCGCGGTGAGGTTTGCGCGCGGAATCGATGCGACCTCCTGGGCGGTGAGCGTGTCGCCGTACACCATCTCGCGCGTGCCGAAGGTGAAGCGGCGCCGGACATAGGCACCGCCGGCGTTGTCGAGCTCGTTGCTCGGCTTGGGCGCATGGGGAATGCCCATGGGTCAGCTCCTTGGATGAATGCGGATGATGCGGGGCGACGCAAGCGATGAAACGCCGCCCCGCGCGATCATCACGCGACGATGGACGTGAAGTAATAGCCCAAATCCGAGCCGACGATCTGCATGTCGAGCGCCATTTCGGCCTCGCAGCGGACGGTCGATCCGGGCTTGCCGCGGTTCGGCACGGGCTCGGACCAGGCCGAGATGCCATCGGCATTGTTGCCCTCGAGGCCGGCCCATCCGAAGATGTAACCCGCCGACGGGACCATGAGACCCGGCTCGGGAGCCGCGTGGCAGAGCAGCGCGACCTTGCCGACCGCGAAGCTGTAGCTCGGGCTGGCATTGCCTTCGTTCGAGCTGTTGTACGCGGCCTTGGCGACCACGACCCGATCGACGTCGAATGCCGCGGCGAGCAGTTCCGGCGTGATGTTCTTGGCGTCGGCCTGCATCGTGTACTTGATGCGGTCGATCACCAGCGGGTGCTTGCGCAGCGCCTGGTAGACGGGCCAGCCGAGCGTCAGGACGTTGGCTTCCTGGCCGGTGTTCTGGAGGATCGCCGTCTGGCCAGCCGCAATGTCCGAGAACGGGTCGGAATTGGTGCCGTCGCTCCACTGGTAGACCTGGCCGCCCGATGGAGCCGAGGGAACGCCGGTGATGTCCGTTCCCCAGATACCGGTCGTGAGGTAGTTCGTTGCGAACAGGCGATCGCGGCGGATCAGGAGCTTCTGCATCAGGGCGCGCGTGACCGCGACCTCGATGTCGACCGCCGGATCGGCGTTGCGCCGCATCTGGTCGCCGATGTCCTTGTGAAGCGCCCAGACCTTCGCCGCGTAGGAGGCGGTGGTCAGGTTGAGGCCAGAGCCCGCCGATTCCTGTCCGTCGGCGCGGATCTGCGCTTCGTCACGGAAGAAGTCGTCCTTCGACCATTTGTAGTAGAGGTCGGACTGGAACTCGACCGGCACGATCGGGAAGACCTTGTCGGCGATGTAGTTCGCGTTGTCCTGCATGTAGGCAACGGCGATGTTGGTGAGCGGAGCGGCGACGTGCACCTGAGACAGCGTCGGCTGCGCTTTCCGGATGATACCAGAAGACATTGGTGTGGTTCCTTCTTCGGGAAAAGGCGCGTCTCGCGACGGGCCGAAGCTGCTGAGCGGAGCGACAGTAACGGCAGCGGAAAAGGGGAAAACCGCTGCCGTCACGCCCGGCTGTCCATCTCAAGGGAATGCCCCGCTTCGCAGCGGTGCTCTTGGCGGCCGTGCCGACCGGCCGCTTTGGCTGTGAGGGTTAGCCCGCCGTCGGAACGACGCGGACGAGGCCGATCTCGCCGGCGGCGCACGTCTCGCAGGCGATCGCGACCACGGTGTTGGTCGAGGTTTTGACGATCAGCTTGCCGGTTGCCGCTTCGGTCTGAAGCAGGTTGCCGGCCGCGAAGCCGCCGGTGCCTGCCTTGGCCTTGGTGAAGCCGTCATAGGTGACCTCGACGGCCTCGCCCGACTTGGGCGTGTTCTGGAGGATGCCGGTAATCGCTTCGCCGCCGGTGTTGGCGGAGGCGACCTGGCGAGCGGTGCCGTTGAGTTTCACTGCGGTGAACTGAAGCGCAGAAAGGTCAGCGCCGGCGACGAGGTTGCCGCCTTCGGTGAGACCCGTTCCGTAGGTGCTCATGAGAGTGTTCCTTCTGTGGGAGGAGCGCCGTCTCAAGGGCGGCGCGATTGGGAGTGGAAGGTTAGGCGCGCGCCTCTTCCTTCATGCGCTTGACGATCGGAGCGTTCGACCGGTCGGTGTAGGCCTTGGCATAGGCCTGCGCGTCGGTGAGGTTGGGGTTGGCCTTGCGGACCTCGTCGACCTTGGCCATGAACTCGGCCTCGGCGGAATCCGCCGCCGGCTGGTTGTGGCCGTAGCTCTTGAAGAGATCGCCCTCCTCGACCTGCTTCTGCAGGCCCTGGATGCGTTTCTCGAGCTCGGTCTGTGCGGCCGCGTCGCCGCTATAGGCCTTGCGGAGCGTCGGGCCGAATTCCTCGCCGTAGCCGAGCGCTTCGGCGCGCTTGGCGAACGAACGCTCGGCCTCCACCTCCTGCGCCTTCTTGAGCTCGGCCTCGGCCTTCACGATCCGGTCGTTCTGGCTCTTGAGCACGGCATAGGTGCTCTCGCCGACCGCCTTCTTGGTGATGACGGAGCCTTCTGGCGTGCGGAACGCGTCGCCGGAAGCAAGCGCCTTCGACATCTCGGCGTCGTCGTCAGCGTCATCGTCGCTCTGGGCGTTGCCCTTGGCTTTCGCCTTTGCGATCTCCTCGTTCGCTTTCGCGAGCGCGGCGTCCTTGTCGGCGACGGCTTTCAGCACGTCCGCCTCGCTGGCCGTTTCAGGCAGGCCAAGCGCCTTCTTCAGTTCAGGGGTCATAACCTCTCCTGTGTGGTTGCCGGGCTGGCCGACTGATGCCGCAATGCCCGCGGCGAGGGACTTGCCGATGGTGCCGGGCACGATCTGCTCGACGTAGTCGGCGAATTGCTTGAGGGATTCCTCGATCTTGGCCGACTTGTCGGTGACCTCGTCGTCCTTGATGATCGAGCAGAGCGATTCCTGAAGCGCGGACGTGCCTTTGTACCAGGCGTCCCAGAAGGTCTGGGTCAGTTCCTGCTCGCCGAGCACTTCCTCGAACGCCTGAGCACCCTCGTCGCCGTCCGGGTCGTTCAGCGGAATGCCCGATTTCTCAAGCGCGTCGTAGATCGACTTGGCGAGCTTGCCGCCGTCGCTCCAGGTGTCCGGAATCCTGTCGCTGAGGCCAAGCGCCTTCGCGCGGCTGATGATGTGATTGCGGATCGCGGTGTGGCTGTTGTTGCGGCCGCGACCGACCGCGCGGATCGCGTTCTCCAGGTCCTTCGCATCGGCGATCGGATAGGATCCGTCCTCCATCGCGGCGCCGGAGCTTGCCATCTCCTTGCGCTGGTTGGCGTCGTACTTGGCCTTCCAGATCAGCTCGGCATCGGCGGCGCGCTTGATGAGGGCTACCGTCGCGCCTTCCTGGCAGGGGCGGTCGACGAAGGCGATCTTGCCGAGGCTGAGGCGGGTGAGGATGCGCTTGACGCTCATTGAATGCGCTCCTTGCTGATGAGTTTGAGGAGCTTGTCGGCGAGCGCTTCGCGGACGTGTTCGACGCTCTGATGCGAGCGGACGTCCTTGTACAATTCGTACGTGTGGGCACCGCATGTTGCGGTGGCGATCACCCGAGTGCCGATCGCGGTTCTCTGAAGTGATGTGGCGATCTCTACGCTCATGCCTTGTGCTCCGTGTAAGCGAGGCGCGAACCCTCGATCGAAAATCCGGTGAACTCCCCGGAGCGGAACTTCGCGAGGACGTCCGCGGGGGGACGGAAGCCGACAATCAGGCCGGTCTTGGGCGGTTCGCTGTTCCCAAACAGGCCTTTGAAGAGCTCGGTCGTCATGGGCATGACGAACGGAAAGTCGCCGACATTGGGACCGTCGTGCATCTCGTTGCCGGGGGCGCCGCCGTCCACGAAGCCGAGCGCGCATTTGGCGAGCGTCGCCTCGGGAATGTGCTCGGGGACACGCTCGCCGGCATGCGGTCCGGCGTGATCGATATTGAGGTCGTAATAGGGCTGGCCGTTGACCTTGGAGACAACCGCCCAGCCGTAGACGATACCGTCGCCCTCATCGACCTTGAGGATCTTCGAGACGGCGATATCCACTTCAGGAGCGCGCTTCAGCGCGTGGTCGATCGGTTCCAAGTCCTTGTAGCCAACCGTCACCGTGTCCTTGCCGGCGAGCCAGTCGGCTGCGAGGCGGTGGTGGCCGTCGGCAATGTAGTGCTTGCCGTTGTGGCGGACGACGACTGCGTGTTTCCCGCCGGTGCCGTTCTCCGCGATCGCCTTGACCTTCTCCGGGTCCACGCGGTCCTGCATCGCGTGGAGCTCGTCGAGTTTCACCTCCTGCTTGGGCAACTTCTCGCTGTCGGTGAGCGCGCCGAAGAACCGCGGCACCTGGTCGGGCCGGAGTGAGCCGAGCGCGTTGGGGTCATAGAGGAACGGCGATTTGGCGGTGGCGCCATCGCCATTTGGCTGCAGCGTGCGAGCGCCCTCCTTCTCGAAGGCCTCACCGCGCTTTTTGACCTCGGCGATGATCGCTTTGAACGGGCGGAATTTGCCCTTCGGGTCCTCGTTACCCAGCGCCGTCGGCGTGTGCACCGACGAGACCGTCATGTCCTTCAGGATGGTGGAGAAGTCGCGAAACATCGGCGGTGCTCCTTAATCGGCGCGGAATTGTGTCCGCGACTCAGCGACTTACTGAGCGGAATGCAGTTAAGCTTTTTTGGACACCTTAAGCGGCGAGCGCGAACGGCTGCTCGGTCAGCCTCGACACGTCGGCGACGTACCGCTCCGAGCATCGGCAGTTCGGATGCGCCAGCGGCGCGTCGAGCATGCCATTGACCGACCGATACTGGTCGTTCACGCCGATTCCTCCGGTGTTGAGCACCGGCACGCTCGAGCAGACGGGGCAGACCACCTCGTCGCCGGCTGTGAGCCAGAAGCGTTTCACCTCGCTGTCGAACAGTCGACCGGAATTCACCGCCTGGAGGTGCGCGTCGCGGATTCCCGACACCGCCGCCTGCATCGCTTCGGTTGCCGCCATGCGCTTGGCGCGCATCTGGAGCATCCGCTTGGCATAGTTCGCGACCATGCGCTCGATCACGTCCGGCGCGAGCTTGCGGTCGTTCCGGATGACGTTGCGAACGAGGTCGTCGAACCGCTGGTCGCGAAGCGCGCGGCGAAGTGCCGTGCGATCCCCTGATTCGAGCAGACGGCGGTAGTTCGCGACCGCCTTGGCCGACTGAGCATCGAGCCCGATCACCTGTTGCAGCCGTTCGGCGACCACCGTGGGATCGGCGCCCATACGAAGCCCGTCCAAGAGCAGCGACTGGATGACGCTCCGTGCGCCGTCCGTCACCGCATCCTGAAGCTCGCTCCTCAAGGCCTGCAACGCGGCGGCAGCGGCGAGCGGATCGTAGGGAACCGCGCCCTTGAGGTTGTCATTCGCTGCCTGGACTGCCGCCGCGAGGAAGGTGTCCGCGATCGGCTGGTAGCCGGTCACGAAGAGGTCGTTCGCGTCCTGGCTTTTGAGCAGGTCGTTGAGGCCCTGCGTGTCGAGCCTTGCGATCATCTTCAGCACGAGCTCGCCAGCGAACAGCGCCGCGAGCCCGGCCAGCATCACCTCGATCGCCTTGCGGATGCGCTGCTCGCGCTGCTCGGCCAGCGTCCGCGCCGGATCGTCGGCGGGTTGAATGTCGGAGGCCTTGAGCAGGCGCATTAGCTCACCGTCTTCTGCTCGGCCACGGCCCAGTTGTGCATCGGCTAGGCCAGCTGCCAGTAGGTGGCCGTCGCCGTCTGAGAGTTGACCTCGAGCACCGCCAGCGGGAGCACGACGGTGCCGACCGCAAGCGCGATCGTCATCTGCGTGCCGCCGAGAAGCGTCACGGTCGCGTTACCCGCAACGGTCGCCGTGGCCGCGAAGCCCGCTATCGGCAAATCGTCGATTGTCGCCGGATTTGGCGTGCCAACCGTCAGCGCGGCCGAGACAGGAATTCTGCTCCCTCATTTGCGACTCCTCTTGCGCCGGCCGGCAGGCTGGGTCAGAAAGCCCTGATTGATCATGCGCCGTGCGAGCATTCCGCCGACGCGCTTCTTGATCTCTTCGCTCGCGCCGGGTGCCTCCGGATCGGCCGCCGGGCCTTCGATGCCGCTAACGTCCTGCAGCTCGCCCTCGCTGATCTCGGGCAGGTCAGCGACGTCGCGGAGGTAGTTCTCGAGGTCGTCGTCCGGGAACAGCCGCGCCCCGGCCTGAGCAATCTGAAGCACGTATGTCCCGAGCGCATCGAGGTCGACGCGCTTCGGCATGTCCGGCTGAAGCTGCGGCATCGTGTCGTTGTCGAAGCCGTTGAATTCCCAAAGGCGGCGGATCGCCTGGTCGTTGATCACTGCGGCGTTGGACCCGAGCCAGCCCTCGGTTGCCTGGAAGAACAGGTCGACCTTGGTGACAGCGAGGTTCTGGGTTCCGCGCGACTGGTGACCTAGGACGAGGAAGTCGGCGAGGACGCTCGTCATGATGTCGAGCTTGTAGCGCTGGATCGACGGATCGAAGTTGGCCTGGGTTCGTGATCCGGCCGGCACGTTGTACCTGAACTCGTACATTGGCTGGTTCGAGTGCTTGCCGTCGGCGTCGACCCACGTATCCGACGGCAGGATCAGGCCCATCTGCTCGTCGACCTTGATGTTGGTGACGATGCGCTTGTACTGCTCGAGCACGGCCAATGCCGTGGCGTCGCCGGCGCTCGCCGCCTCCAGCAATTCGTTCGGCACGCGAAGCTCCGGCGTGCCGCTCATCCGCTCGAGGCTGATCGCTTCCTGCTCTTCCAGGCGCTTGGTGAACCACCATGGGCGGTAGGCCGAGCGCAGGATCGAATAGCCCTCTGGATTATTCTTCCACGCCCTCGGGCGGAACAGCAGGATCTTCTCGATCGGGATGTCGATCAGGCCGCCGAACCACGGCTGCTGCGTCAATCCGGTGACATTGCCCTCTGAGTCGAAGAACCATTTGAGGATCGTGTCCTGGCCGCGAAGCGCGAGCTTTTCCCAGCCGATATAGCCGTCATCGTACTGGCTGGTCGGCTTTCCCGAATCCCGCCTCTGCACCCCCAGTCGGCGCTTGTAGACGATCTCGTGCGGCGCGAAGCCGAACGGCAGCATCGACAGCGATTCCGAGACGAAGTCGGGCCAGCTCTGCTGCATGTCGTCCATGCAGGATTCGACGAACTCGGCCGCCTGGACGCTCTCCGGCTTGTCGTCGGGCGCTTCGACGCGCCAGCTGACCTGCCGCATCGACTGCTGAATCGCGAACAGGATCGCCCCAACCGTCGGCGAGTTGTCCATCATCTCGCGGAAGGTGCGGGCCGCTTCCCGGCCGCGCAGCTGCGGGAGAAATTCCTCGCGGACCCATCCGCTATACTGGCGAAGGCCGGACGACCCGATCGAGTGCCACGCCATCTCCGGAACGAATGCCGGCGCCCGGTAGCCGAGGCTCTCGTCGGATGAGATTCCTCGCGAGATCGACCGCAGCGCCTGCTTCTTCTGGACCGGAGCTTTCGCCATAAAGGGTTAGCCTCCTGGTCCGGGGCGGGCGGCGGTGATGATGATCGGCGCGACGATGGGGATTTTCGGACTGCCGAGCGCGAGCTCGTCGAGCGCATCCACGAACGCATCCACCTGGTCATCGAACGCGCCGCTCGGGAACGCGCACAGTTCATCGAGGAACATCTGGTTCCATTCGCCGCGCAGCAGCTTGACGTTTCCGGCTTCCGCCTGCGCTGACGCCGGCCGAGCGCGAAGCGTCTTCTCGCCCGTGACCCGCTTGGTGATCACCGGATAGCCGGCGAGCAGGCGGGTCTTCGCCATGGCATCCGACTTGCCCGCCGCTCCCGGATCTTCCGGCTTGCGGATCGTCACCTGCTTGCCGTCCTGGCTAGCGGTGTTTTTCAGTTGCGTGTCGACCTCGCCTGGGCTCCAGCGTCCTCGAACCACGTCCTCGACGTAGAAAGTCGAGCCGACCATCAGCATTCGAACACCGACCGTCCAGTCCGGATTTCGCCCGGGCTTGGGGATCGATGCGGCAAAGTCCCACGCCCGGACGCGCTTGCCGCCGCCTGGGACAGCGTCGACGATCTCGAAATCGCCCCTCTGGAACATGCCGCCGGAGCGCGGCTTGGGATTCTGGTCGTATTGACCAGAATAGGCGTAGCTGCCCATGTCGCGCTTCAGTCGTTCAACCTCGGACTTGGGGAAGCGCTTCGGGTCGAGCAGTTGGCCCTCGTCTGTTCGCGGATCCTTGAAGCCAATCGCCGTTTCGCAGGCGCGCACCGGATCGAACTCCATCGGCAGCATCAGGTGAACGTATTCCATGCCGAGCGAGAGGATCACGCCGCTGATGTCCTGCTCGTGCAAGCGCTGCATGATGACCACGATCGCGCTCTTGCGCTGGTCGTTCAGCCGGTTGACGGCGCCCTCTCGGAAGAGGCGCGTGGTTTCCGTTCGCTCAGCGTCCGATTCGGCCGTCTTGGTCGAATGGGGATCGTCGATGATCAGCCGGTCGCCGCGCTGCGAGGTCAGCGACCCGAATGGGATGCCTTCTCGCGTTCCGGTCGAAGAGTTGGCGAAGCTGGTCTCGGCGGTGCGGGTCAGCTCAACTTCGGGCCAGAGCCTGCGATACCACTCCGACGCGATGAGGTCGCGGCACTTGCGGGTGTCGCGCTTGACCGGAATCTCGTTAAACGCGGTGGCGAGGTAGCGAAGCGAGCGCCGCCCGCACGGGCCCCATTCCCAAGCCTGCCACATCACCGAGACGATCAGCGACTTCGATGAGCCAGGCGGAACGTTGATCATCAGCCGGTTGATACGGCCGTCTGTCACCGCCTCGAGGTGTTGGCAGATGGCTTCGATGTGCCAGCTGTGGACATACTCGGCCTCGGGCTCGAGTACGTGCCAGGCCTCCCGGACGAAACCGGCCAGCGTCTTGCACCGCTTGCGGATCTGTTCGGCGTTCTTCTCGACGTCGCGAAGCTCGCCCTCCTGGCGCCGGATCTCTTCGCGCCGTTCCTTCTCGGCGAGGAGGGCGAGGAGCTCGCGTTTGCCCTCAGTGCTGAGTGGGGCGATCTGCGGTTGCATTGCCGGAGAGGAGAGCATTGATGCGCGCCTCCACCTCCTCGTCGCTCAAATCTCGGTATTCGATCGGACCGCCATTGGCGCCGGTGTGCTCAAGGCCGGTCCGCTTGCGCCAGTCAGGGCCGCCGCGGCGATCGAGCCACATCTCGATCTTCTTCGCGTCGCCTTCGATCGCGCCCTCGAACAGCGTCTTGCCGACTTTGGCGTTTGCACGAACCGCGGCTTCATCGAGCTCGGCGCGGAAATGGCGTTCGAGCGTGTCGACGCTGATGCCGAGCTCGTCGGCAATCAGGCGCTGTAGTGTCCCGACCGCCGCCAGCAAAACCACCTTGTCACGCTGTTCATCGGTCGCGACGAATGGCGGGTTGCCGATGCGGCCCTTCTGCGTAGGCCCAGAACTTCGGACACCGGGGCCGCCTTGAATCGTGCCCTTCCCCTTGGGACAGCCGCGCCGATCGGAAGACTTTTTCGGCTCGCGTTTCATCGTTCTTGCCCCGCTGCCTCGAATCGCCTTGCTCTTCCATTTTTCCAGTTGACAGGCCCATCGGGCCGGTATAATCAGGACTCCTCAACCACGGGGCCAAGCCCCACCTGGCAAGGGAGAATGCGATGTTTGTGGTTTCCTATTCCGTCTGCAACATGGTGCGCACCAGCCGCCATTCCACCTTGAACGAAGCGCTTGATGAGTGCCTTTGCCAGCTCGGCAAGGGCAATTCGTCCGCGCTCTGCGGCGATGACTTCTCGGCCGCACCCACGGTCAAAAACAGATTTGCGGAGAAGCCGATTACCGAGTGGGCTATCAGCTTCGATCCGATCGGCATTTACAAATCCTGCCACTGTCGGCTCGGAGAGCGGTGCGGTATCCGTTACACCTCGCACCGGCGCGGCTATCGCGCATCGCTTCGCGCCTTCCGCACGTTCGCGACCGCCATCGACGGGGAGGCCGCATAAATGACAACAGCCGATCTTCAGCAGCTCATTCGCGAGCGCGAGTTCGCCTTCGATCACTGGTTCAGCGGCGAAGTCGGTCCCCACTGGTGCATTGCTCCCCGCGCTACGCCGCGCCTCCTTGCTCGCTACGGCCATGTCATCACGCCGGGTCAAGCGCGCAAGATGCGCGAGCGCTGGGAAGCGGCCAATCCGGTCACCCTCGGAGCCTGAATGACGCCAGCGACCTTCAAGGCCATCCGCCAGCGAGCCGGGCTCTCACAGTCCGGCCTCGCCGCGCGCCTTCGCATCAGCGACATTCGCACGATCCGCAAATGGGAGGCCGGCGAACGCACGATCAGCGGGCCTGTCTCGCTCCTGATGGAGCTGCTCGACGCCGGGAAGCTGCCCTAGCCTTTCGCGAGAACGGTTAGCGTCTCGACAGCCCGCTTCACCGCGGCCGGCGGCACTGCTTCTGCGGCCATTTCGGCAAGCGCGACTTCCGCCGCCAGGCGCATCTCGCCGCGGCTCAGGTCCGGCGTTCGCTCGAGCCTCGGGAACAGGTGCCTGAGGCGCCCTTCGCGAATGCGGACCAGGTCGCGCTCCAGCAGCGCCGGATCGCGCCGACGATGAAGCGCCACATTCTACCTCGTTATCCCCGGCCAAGCCGTTCGAGTTCGGTGCAGACCGATGCCACGTTCTGCGGCGTCGGGTCTTTCAGCAACCGCGCAAGCTCGAGGAGATATGGGCCCATGCGATCGCGATCGGCAAGAAACGTCGGTTTCCGCGCCATGAGCCCCCCAGAGACGAAAATGGCCCCGCACAGGATGTGCCGAGGCCCAAATAAAACCGCGCCTGAATCAGCTTCGGGCGCGGTTACCGAGAATGGCGCGATTTATGAAGTCTGGGTGCACCGACTGTCAAGTGCTGTTTTCTGCCTCATGAAATTCTTCTTGGCTTTCTCGGCGCATCGATGTCGAGCAGCAGCTGACTTAGGTCCGGAGGGTTCTGGTCGACCACGAGCGAGGCGATCTCGTGCGCGACCCCCTGCACGATGACCAGCGCGGCGGCTTCAGCCTGCTTCGATTTGAACCCGAGCCTTGAACCCGCAACCCCAGCCGCCTCGTCTCCGATCACGACGTTCTGCCACACGTTGAAATCGGGAAGGCCGCGGCGGAAGAAGATATCTTGGTCGAACAGGCGAAGGAGCTGCTTGGCGTCGAGCCGTCCCGCATAACAGCCCTCCATCACGGCGCTCACCGTTCGAACGATCACCGCATTCCAGTTCGCCGTCGTCCGCGGCTGGCCGATGTGCGCGTGCCAAGCGCGCTGGTAAATCTCGATTGCGGTCATTCTCCGATCGTCCAGCCTGTGGTTTCGATACCAACGCTCGATCGCTGTCCCACCGAGATTGCGAACCACATTGACGGTCTTCTCCTTGCCCTTCTCGCCGATCGTGCGCTTGCCGCCTTCCGTCACCTCGACGATCTGGTGCGCAACGAGGTCGTATTGCCCATGCTGCTGGGCTTCCTTCGAGACCAGACGGTTGACCTCGATCCTCGCCTGAGCCTCGGCGAGCGCAGCCTTGCGGGATCCTCGAGCCTTGGAGCGTTTGGATGCCTTGGCCTTCGGCTTCTGCTTCGCCGCGGCTTCGGCCGCATTCGCCGCTTCCCGCTTCAACCGCAGCTTTTCGAGCTCGCGCTCCGCCCATTGCCTGCGGGCCTCGCGCTCCCTGTCGTGGCGTCCCGCTAGTCGAACGGCGCCGGAGCCTTTCAAATCGCCGCCAGAAAGCTCATCCACCCGCTTTGCCATCCTAAGCACGCCGCCTCCCTTGCGCATGAGGTCCGCTCATGCGGCGTTCCGCCCACGCGGCTTCCTCGGCTTGCCCGATCACCCATTCGGCAAGCGCGGCCGGCGTTCGGTAGAGCGGCGTCTCGAAGATGCCGTCGGGCACGTCGACGCCGAACACGTCGCTGACGATGAGACAGACGCTGAGGAGCTCGAGGACGTTGAGGTCGAGGTCCTCCTTCAAATCGTCGTCGGGCCCGATCGCCTCGAGCTCGATGTCGTCGGTCGCCTCGAACACGATCCGGCGGATTTTCTGGGTTGCTCCAGCGATCCTGCTCATCTGGGCCGGCTTTCCTGACGACAGCTAAGCCATTCCCACATCGTCCCCCCTTTGTGCAGGCCCGCACACTCCAGCGGACACGTCGGGTTATCCCATCCCCCTGAAAGGGGGTGGGTAACCCCGTGCGCCGGTCCGCGCGCGCGCACGAGGCAAGACCGATTTCGATCCGGGATTTGGGCATCTGGCCCGCTCCTGCTTCGGATCATAATCGGCAGAAAACCGCGATTTTGCCGGAGTGCCGGAGTTGTTTTTCGCGCACGTCCGGCAAGTCCGGCAATCAGTCGAGGACGACGCATCTGCCGACCTCCACATATTCGACGATCTCGCGCTTCTCATTCGCGCGCTCGACCGTCTTGAGGGCTCCATTGGCGCACCAGGTCGAGATCATCTTCTCGATCCGGCGTGCTTCGCCAATTTCGTCCAGGTTCGCGCCCAGGACATAGGCGACGATCTTGCCGACCCAGTAGCGGGACTTCGGGTGCTTGCGCGCCTTGTCCGGCTGCTCGTCGATGAGTTTCTGGATATGTGCGAGTTGGCGGCTGCTGACGCCACCGAACGCATCCGGGGGCGTCCAGCGATTGAGCGCCCCGATATTGTCCTCCGGGCCCGTCTCATCGCCGTTGCCAAGACCGATCCCAACGAACTGGTACCACTCGGCGGCAAGGGCTGGGGGTGCCTTGTTGTTCTTGTCATCGTAGACACTGAAGAACTTCTTGCGCTCGCATTCCTCGACCCTGAGCTCCTGCGCGGTCTCTTTGCTCATCCGCTGGAGGATCAGGACCGAGCGAGCGGCGTTGATCATCGCGCCTGCGCCGCGGGCGTCGTTGGCCGTGAATTCCGCTCCGGTCGTTTTCCGAAGATGATGGGCAAGACCGATCGCACAATTAGCCTCGTGGGCGATCCGCAGCCATTCCTTCGAAACCGCGTCGATCGCCTGGTTGCTGTTCTCGTCCACCGAGTGGCTCGAGACGAACGGATCGACGTCGAGGTAGTCGATTCCGAGTCGCGTCAGCTCTTCGATCAACGCTTCGCCGACCGGGCGCTGGATCCTGAAACCCTTTCCGAGATTATCCTCGATCGCGAGCTTGAGACCGGCCGATCCAAAGCTGTCCGCGCCGTTGATGAACAGGCGCCCACCAAGGTCGATCTCATCGAGGTTCCAGAGCTTCAGGAATGCGTGGACGGTCTTCTCGACCTCCTCGAGCTCGTCTTCGAGGTTCCACAGCCAGACGCGATGCGGCCCGTTCCAGACGCGGTGCCCGAACAGGTCGCGGCCGGTCGCCATGCAGATCGCCCGCCCGACTTTGAAGGTCGTCTTGCCGGCAGCGCCTGGAGCGATTGTGGCACTGATCTGCTTGCGCCTCAGTTCGAAGCCATAGAGAAATTGGCGCCGCGGAATGCTTGCGGGATCGCGCCACGTGAAAGGGAGGGCGGTGAAACTGCGGCGTTCCTCTGGCTCATCGCCGATTGGCGGCGGGAACTCTGGACCCGGGAACCGCGCGGCTCCCAGAGCTTCGCGCACGGCCTGTCCGCCATAGTCGCGTTCCATGTCGTCGAAATCCGCCGCCACGTTCACGCCGCCTCCGCCGAGCTGGTGACCGGAAGCGCGACCCTGGCGCCAATCTCCTGCGCGATCGCCTCAGCGGCCTCACGGCCGATGTTGCGCTCGAGATGATCGTCGTCGTCGGCGCAGACGATGAAGTTGAGGTCCGGCCTGGCCGCGTTCCACAACCTGCCTACCGCCGCCATGTTCTTTGCCGAGAACGACGCGATGCAGGGGTGTCCGCTCGCCCGGTGAACCGCGGCCATCGTGGCGTAGCCTTCACCGAGGCACGCGGTTTCGCCGCGGCGCGTGAAAGTCCCGATGATGCAGAACAGGCCTTCGCTTCGGCCGCCGCGCAGGAAGCGCTTCTCGCCGTCCGGCGCGATGCGCTGCAGGTTCCACAGCTTGCCGGTGCCGTCTACCATCGGAACCAGGAGCTTGTCGCCCAACTGACGCAGCGGCGCAGGATCCAGGCGCTTCTTCACGACATAGGGATGATCGGCACGCGCCCGATTGGCGCGATGCCACATCTCCATCGCCTCGACGGCCGCTTCCTCCTCGCAGCGCTGTCGTTCGTCCTGTCGGCGCTGCTTCGCCTCGGCCCACTCGCGCTTGAGCGCCACGCGCTCCTCGGGCGAAAGCGTCGTTTCGTCGCCACTCTTCCATTTGCGATTGATGCCGAGCCGGTAATTGCCAAACGCGCCGGCCGGGCGTTCGTCCAGGTAAAGGATCGCCCATCCGTTCTGCCGGCCCTTGCCGTCGCCATCGCAGCGGAAACGGATAAGCTCTCCACCGGTCAGGCGGTTGGCTATAGGGTCGATCGGCTTCATGCCCTCGGCCTCCATGGCGGAGATCATCTCCTGGATGGCATCGAGCGCGTTCATGAAGACCGCTCTTCCATGGCCATGAAGAGCTTCTTCCACTTTTCGTGGCGGCGCGTGTATTCGGCGTAGAATCTGCGGTCGGTGATAAGGCGCGGATCGTCGACCAGATCGCGCGCATATTCGACGAAGTCGCTCCATGCGCGTTCGACCGTCTGCGGGCTGACCAGCTGGACCACCTCGGCGCTCATGCCGCTCTCGCTTTCAGCCGCTCGGCGAAGGCGAACAGTCCCACTTCATCGACCAGGCGCGAGCCGACGAAGAACTTGCCTTTGCCCTTCTTCTCGCCAAGCTCGACCCGGGCATCGAAGCAGCGATAGCCGCTTCTGCGAATGAGAAGCTTGGCCTGCTCGACCGGATCGGCAAGACGGGCCTGATCGGCGCGTTGCTCAGCAATCTCGATCATCGCCCCGCGAACGGCGGCGTTGCGACCGTCCTCGCCCGCGTCGAGCGCCTTGGCCGCCTGCTTGCGGATGCCGCGCCGGATCGCCGCAGCGATCTTCGCACCGCGCTCGGAACCGGCAGTGTTCGCCGAATAGGACGACCGGCGCGCGGAACAGCGCGGGCGCGGACGTTCGGGCAATCGCTCGGGCGCAACCGGATTGGCGAGGAACGCCGTCACCTTGTCGATCGTCGCCTGCTTGGGTCGCTTGCTTTCGCGGAGCGTGCGAATGCCGCTCTGCGAGCCGAACAGGTGAAGCGAGAGGCGGATTTGCGAGGCGCCGGACCCTTCGCACCAGCGAACGAGGGAATCGGCGAGCTCTGCACCGGATGGGCGGGTCGAGAGGCCCGACGGTGCGGGGCAAGACCGCACCGCCGGGCCGTGCAATGGAGCGCGACCTGTGGTCCTCGAGGCGGCGGTCGATTCCGCCGCGGCGGGGCCCTCGCGAGGCGTACCGCACGCTCCTGGGTATTCGTCGAAACGGGGTGAAGCGGCCGTATCTGGCCTCCGCCGCTTCGTATCGTTGGGACCATTGGCCAAGCCGACAGCCGGAGCGCGTGTCGACCCGCGCCCTTCGTCACCAGACGTCCCTCGGTTATTCCGCTGTTCCTCGAACCGCCGCGCGCGTTCCGCCATCGTCGGCGGACCCTTGCGCTTGTGATTATGGGCCGGCGTCCGCGAGGAAAACGCCGGCCCTTCCGCGCGAACGGGCGCAGGGGGGCAAGCCGCAGCTTCCGCCCGCGCGGATTGAATGAAGGAACGGACCTTCTCGACCGTGCTCTGCTTGACGGAGTGCGCTCGCTTCAGGCGGTTGCACAAGGCCGGATCGGCGCACGCGCGCCTCCCGAGTGCCGTGACCGGCATCTTCGCTTCCGCGCAGAAAAGCTCGATCTCGCGCAAGAGCTGGCGCGGAGCCGTGTCCGAATAGAAGCCTCTGGCGTTCGGGGGCGACGCCGCGCCGCACCGAGCATCGGCGCCGCCCCCTCCATCGACCGCCGCTGGCGCGGGCGGTTCCGACGGCCCAGCTAACGCAGGAAGCTGAGCCGGCGTCTCGAGCAAGCATTTCCGTTCAGTTTGATTTTCTGCGCAGGATTGCCGTGTCTGCCAATCGTGGAAGGCCCACGGCGTCGGCTCGAGGCTGTGCCAGCGGATCAGGGCGGCGTCGCGAAGGCGTTCAACTCGCACGCTGTCGGCGAAGCGCTTCAGACGCTTGACGCGCATGCCTCGCCGCGCGTGCACGGCGCAAAGGAAATCGAGGAGCTGCAGCGCCTCATGCGACAGCGCGTTCATTGCCGGCGCTCCCGGTCGATCTGGTCCTTGACCGCGGCGCAGGCGGCGGCGAGCACCGCCGCAGCGAGCCCGATCAGGCCGACGAACGCGACGATTCCGCCAAGAACCAGGAGGATCACAGCTCGACCACCGTGATTTCGAGGCGAGGCCGCGCCGAATAGAATTTCTCGGCCTTCAGCTCGACGATCTGCGAATCGTCGTGGAACACGATGCCGTTGAGGCAGTCGAGCTGCTTGACGTAATTGTCCAAGTCGGGCCTGGTCAGAGGCCGGATCACGCCAGCTTCGGCGCTTGGCCCCTTGACCTTGTGCCGGGCGATTGTCTGCGGCGTCTGGACATAGGCGCGCACGGTGACGGCGAGTGGCCCTTCGAGTTGCGGCTTGCCTTCTGTGATGCGTGCGGCTTCGAGGCGAACCAAGTCCTCGTAGCGGCGCGTTTTCGCCGGAGTGAAGAGCCGAGCCCGGCCGCCGATCGATGTTGCCCGCGCCCGGCCGCGAGCGACCGGAATGCCCGGCACGACGATGGTGACTCCCGCCAGCGGTAGAGGAAGCTCGGGAACGATTGGCTGATCGAAGGCGGCGGACTGCATCGGGGCTACAGCGGAAGAACGTGCTGGAGATCGAGCGCCCGCGCGTAGGTTTCGAGGAGCGCCGCGGCTTCCTGCCGGGCGTGCTCGTCCATCTTGCGCAGCTTGATGATCGTCTTGACGGTCTTCGTGTCGAACCCGTCGCCCTTCATCTCGGAAAAGACGCTGCTCTTGTCCTCGTTCAAGCCCTTGATCTCGGAATCGAGCCGCTCGACGCGCTCGACATAGAGCTTGAGCTTCTTGGCTGTCGCTGTGTCGGCATCGCCGTTGATCGCGTTGCCGACGAACTTGCCGATCTCAGCCTTGGCCTCATCGTTGGCTGGATCGTCGATGTTGTCGAGATCGATCGGAAGCTCCGGCCCATCACCGATCCGCACCGTCGTGCGCACGTCTTCTCTCGCCATGTGTTCCTCTCCCTTGTGATGTTCCTCGCGTGCACCTGCACGCGCGCTCGCGCGAGGCAGCGTCAGCTCGCCCTTCTCGATATCGCGTTCGTGCAGCGCGGCTTCGCTGAGCGGGATGCCCGCGCGCGGCGCCGCCTGCTCCGGCGCCAAGCCGTCGGCGCGAAGCTGGAGGTAGTCGGAGAACTGCACGCTAGGCATTGGGCAGCACCGGCTTGGGCGTGTGGCGAAGCGCGGCCTTGCGGCGGCGGATGAACTCCTGCGTCCTGGGATCGCGGCGCGCGGCCTCGACGAGCCTTGCGAGGCGGCGAGCGGCTAGACGTTGGCGGATGCGCGCCGCGAGGCCAAGGTGGCGCTCACGCGCTGCGGCGAAAGCCGAGCGCGGATCGATGCTCTTACGTGCCATTCACAGTCTCCCCGCGCCGCTCCCCCGAGCGGCCGTTTGAAAAGCTAGGTCAGTTCGTTCCGGATCAGCGCCGCCTCGCGCTCGATGCGGTCGAGGCGGTCGGCGACGGTCAGTTCTTCGACGGGCGCGCAGAGATAGAGCCGGCGCACCGGTTCGATCGCC